TTTAATAGTACCGTCAATTGTTGTACCACTACCAATAGCTGTATATATTTCGCTAAAATTGAGGTTTATCTTATTAGCACCGTCTCGGAGATTATCACCTGTTCCGTCGTTTGCGTTAGTACCTCTACTTATTACTTGTTTTGCCATTTGCCTCTATCTCTTTGTACTATTTATAAGTTTTTTATGGTGTTGTTTTATCAAATTTAGTTGTGTTACTATCAAATCTTGTTAATGTGTTACTGAATAAATCAGCATTCGTTCCTATTTGACAAGGAAACGCATAATTCATCTTAATTTTACCAAATACATCACTTGAAGTAAATAAGAATATTGGAATTTGTTGTCCGTCAAGAGGTGTTTTTGTACCCTCTACTCTTAATGCTTCTAAATTAGCAAAAGAGTTTGCATTTGAACCAATATTACTATTTCCAAATACAGTATTGGCATATTTATTCAAAGAACTATATCTTGGTCCTCCGTAAGCATAACCAGCTCTAATATCTGTTTTATTACCTAAAGTATCTGTAAATATATTTCTACTTCTACTTAAATAATTAATTGCTATGTTTTCTCTTGAAGCTGTTACATCTCTAGTATTAGCAGCAAATGTATCTACATAAGCATTACTTACATCTACATTTACACCAACATGTGCGTTTGGTCTTAAAGATGTACCATCACTTATTGTTCCTAATCTTCTACCAAATACAGTTGTAAATAAAGTATTTACTAGAGACAATAATGGATCATCAAGAACACCTGAAGTAACTCCTTTAACAGGACCTTTTGCTGTCACTACTATTCTTGATTCTATATCAACTTGACCTGTAAAATAAAAACCTGCTGTGTGCATAGTCTTTTTAAATGCGTCTCGCCATCTAGCGATTGATTGACCAACTTTAATTACATAAGAATAATCTTGATAATATAAACTATCTTGAACTCTCATAGTAGTTTCAGAAAGTTTACCTCTTTCACTAATAAACGCACCGTCTGTATCAGATACAGAAACAACATTTACACTTGCTGTAGAAATATCTAATTTTTTAAGTTTTGATGTACCACCGGTTGTTGATGTTATGGTTTCATCTAATTGAAAAGTACCTGTAACACTTTTAATTCTTAACAAACCTAAATTTGTATTAAAACCTGCAATTGTTCCTGTTGCACCTGAAGTATCACCTGTAACAGAGTTTCCTACAACATATGTACCTATAATATTTGTAACAATCATGTTGTTAAAGAAACCTAAAACTGGTGGAGTAGGTGGCGTTTCATAACCTCTTCCTAACTCAACAGTTTTTAGTTTTACAATTTTTCCTATTTCATCACCATATGATTTAACAATTGCACCTGAACCGGTTGATGAATTAACTACGACAGTTGGTAGAGATGTATATTGACCACCACCATTTGTTAAAAATATTTCTTCTATAGTTTGTAAATCTGTAAATTTTTCTTGTACAATAACATTACCTGTATATAAATCACCAGATACCGTATTATCTTCTAAAACAATTCTATCTTCAACACCTGTAGCAGACGCTGTACTACCATTTTGGTCTGCAATACCGCCGTTTACAATTTTAATAAAACCAGCAGCATTTTTACCATTTGTACCGGCATTATTAAATGTTAATGTATCTCCTATTTCATAACCTGTTCCTTTATTATCAATTATAATTTCTGTAATTTTGCCAGGTCCTATATCTTCAATTTGAAATAATGCACCTTCACCACCTGCTGTTAAAGTTATTGTATCAGCTATCGTATTTAAAGAACCATCATTTGTAATATTTTTAGTACCAGGAATACCTGTAATATTTGCTTTAATAAAATAGTCGTCTGTATCGGAAGTAGTACCTTGTATTTCTTCACCTACATTAAAATTTCCTCGAATAGTGTCTGCATTTAAAATTAATTGAGTTACTGTAGAAGCACCAATCTGGAATGTAGATGTGTTTTCTATAATAGCAGTTGCACCGGATGTTTGTCCTGTTATTGTTCTACCAATTAATAATGTTGCGTCACCTACTGTAGCGATAACTCTTAATACTTTTAATGAGTCAAACTGTCCATCTGAAGCCTTAAACATTTGTTCTCTAGGATAAAATGTTTCTGAAGTTTCACCAAATAATATTCTAAAAAACATTTCATGGCCACGAACTGAACCTTTTGACTTATAAAGAGATTTAATATTTTTAATTAATTTTCTTTTATCAATATCTAAAGCTAAATTTTCTGGTAAAGTTGCCAGAAATTCATTTCTCATATTTGTTAAGAAGTGATTAATAACATTATCAGGATCCCTAAATTTAATTAAGTCTGAAATATTGTTTACCGGATTAGGTCTATAATTAGAAATATTTGCTTGAGCACCTGAACTATTACCAACAATTAATTCTGTATCAATAAATTTATCTTGTGCTGATATTATTAATCTACCGTTTTCAATGTCTTCTACTAATACAATAGCAGTTGCTTTTGAAGTTTGACCTATAACTGTTTCGCCTCTAGTAAATTTACCATAAGTAGATTCTTCTAAAAGTATTTTATCGCCAGAATCTAATAATGTTCTTGCTGTATCTTTACGACTAGAGTTTAAAACTAAATTGTTTGTTTGACCTGTTTCTGATTGAAGTAAAATACCGTCTGTGCCTTCAACGGTTATAATAGATAATTCTGCTGATTCTAAAAGTTGATAATATACTTTTAGAAATTCTGCGAATTTAGGATGGTCTGCAACGACAAACTCTGGTAATTGGTTGTTAAGTATCGTTGATATTTTTTCATTAAATTTTGCCATTGCTCATTAGTAGCTTGATGTTGTTGTGTAGCCCACACCAGCGTCAGCTGAACCTCCTACAAAAGTGTCTGCTGTTACAGTTATGTTAGAGTTAGATACATCTATCTCAACAATTTGGTCACGAACTGGTACAACATCATTTGATAAAGGAGTTATTGTCATTTCAATTAATGTAGATGTAGCACCTCTAATATTTGATATTGAGGCAACATTTAAAGAGTTAAGTATAATTTCTCCGTTTGAATAATTAATAGTACCTTGTGTTTCGTTTGCATATGTTCTAATACCAGATGATAAAAAATATCTTCTTACATTACCATTACCGTCATCATCAAAAAACATTTCATTATCACTTCCTGTTACTTTAAAACCTGTAGAACTTAAAATGCCACCGGCAGCTTTATTATGACCTGCATGAGGATTAAATAATGCATTTCTAAAGTAAATAGCATATTTTGTAGAAGATGATATAGTTGGTATAAAATTTTTTCTTATTTTAACAGTTGTGATGTTTGATAAAATACTATTATCAACACCGTCAATAATACCTGTTAATTTTGAATGTCTGTATATTGAATCAAATTTCTGTAAAGTATTTGTATTATATGTTGATATTGCATTGATAATATCTGATTTTAAAGTATCACTTGATTTTGTTGTTCCTGATGTATTGTATTTAACTGTTGAAGTTAATAACACCGAAGTTATTTCTGGATCCACAATTTGAGGTACAACTGAAGCAACATTGTATGGTTTTAATTTATTAACTATATCTGCTTTTGTGGTTTCTGTTAATGTAGAACCTGAAGCAGCTTTAATACCGATTTTTACAATACCATACCTTGGCGTCTCATCATCTTCGCCACCCCAAGCACTTACTGATAATGCATTTGGATAAATTGATTTAACTAAAGTTTCATAATCTGTTGATGTAACAGCTCTATCTTGAGCTGCATATTGTAAAGGCGCATTTAATTTTATTGAATCATTTGTTTCGCCTTCAACACCACCTTGTGAAGCTGATGTTGTTGAAATTGTAACATCTGAAAAACCACCTATAGTGCCTGATAAATCAAATGAACTTGCACCGTTTGAAGCTTGAACATTTGTAATAATATAATCCATGATAATAATATTTCCGTCAACAAGTGATTTACCATTTGTACCATCACCAAAATATATTTCGTATCTGCCGTCTCTGCCTTCTTGTATAAAATAAACTTTTGATGTATCAGTTACATTATTATAACCACCTGCTAATGCATATGTTTCAATAGTTGAATCTTCACTACTATTTTGTACTCTTACTTGCAATGTTGATGTATCAACTTTATCATTTGGTATTATAAATTTTTGGTCTGAATCTGTACTATCATTTGTATATTTAAATTGAACTAAAGTACCTTCATAAATTGGTACACTTGAAAACTTATAAACACCTGCAACTGGTGTTGTAGTAAAATCTGAATTAGTTACATACTGATATGATGTATTATCTACAGTTGTTGTAAAAACTGTTCCTTTTGTCATTGTAACACTTGTACCTGTGGCATTTTTTAATATTATATCAATGTTTGCTATTGGTGCTCTAGGAGATGATGGTGTATAACCAATCATTTTTGCTAATGATACAATGTTGTTTCGTATATCAGCACTATCAAGATAAACTTCATTAGTTGCCATATTGGCAAGATAAGCTAAATAGTGTGTATTGTAAGATAAAACATCTAAAAGAATATTTAAAGAACTACCTTCAAAATCGTAATCTTGAAATTGAGATTGTCCTTGTAAAAATGATTTTAAATTTAATTTGATTGCGTCAAAATCATAATCTGATACTACTAACTTATTTGACATTTATTATCTTACCCTCTGTAAAAATGTTTGTACGATTTGTGGACCTGGTACACCGATAATACGGAAACTAATATCTACTACTAATCTATTATCATCTTGGTCATCATCAACATTTACTGCTGTTAAATCAATTCTTGGTTCATAATTAACTATAACTTCTTGTATTTTTCTTTCAAGAAAAACTCTGGTCATGGGTGTAAAGTTTTCAAATAATAACTCTCTAATACCACAACCTAATTCTGGTTGAAAAGGTCTTTCGTAAAAATTTGTTTGTACTAAATTTTTTACTGACCTTTTTATAGCTATAATATCTTCTACCACATTTACATCATTTGTAACGGGGTTTCTTTCAAAGTCCAAGTCAATATCTCTGAATGTTCTGGAATTTCTTGAACTTTTATTTACTATTTGAGAATCGAATACTGCCATAACGGTAATATTTATAACAATTTTTTAGCCATTTGCAAAAACATTACCAGAACCAGTAGTCATAGCGCCTGCGTCTGTACTGTCACCTATTCTTGCAACTGCAATACCAACAGCAAATACATTAGGCGAACCTACATTAACATTTGCAACATGAGGAGCACAAGGTGGATTAGGTGGAAAAGGATGTGATACAGTAGGGTCGCCTACTCTTGCAATTAGAATACTGTTTGCAAATACTGTACCTTGTCCAGGTGTATCTAAAGTAGTTGTACCTGTACACGCATGACCAGTAGAAAGTGTATCGCCTTTTCTACTAACGGCTGGCATTCTTAGCCTTCATAGCTAATCTTCTCTGTTCCTGTAAAATTGATTGTCTCAACTTTCTACCAATTGGTATTACTATTGAATGACACATCTCTTTACCCTTTTTACTAATATATTCAACACTTATCATTTTATCTTTAAAATCACCTTGAACAGATTTAGTAGCTTTCTTCAAACTTATATCTTCTTTTTCTTTTTCAACGCCATCAGCGTTCCAAAACTTAAATAATCTCATTTTTGCCATAAATTCCTTAATTAATAGGCGTATCACATCTACATTGTTTACAACACTCAATTTCTATCTTTTTTCCATCGCCGTCCGTATGTTCTTTCATACAAGGACTGCCACAATGACATTGATGACCACAATTTTTGCAATATTCCATGTTTTTTCCTTTTAATACTATTTATATTAGAAGTCACAGCTCAGATTCGCTGCTCGCCACTCTGATTCGCTCATATTTTCTTTATTTTCAATAACTGATTCGCCGATTTTTTCGTAATCAGGCGCTATTTTGCAATTTTCAACAGTTTTTGAGCAAGAAACCAGAACAAAAAGCGAACAAACAATAAAAAAAGCAAAAAAAGCGTAATTTTTCTTCATTTTTTTGTATTTTTTGCTTGCTTTCTACTTTGGATTGTGGTATAATATATGTATATTTAGAAAGGAAAACACTATGAATACATTTTTTAGTATAACAACAATTCTGGCTGCTATTATGGCAGTCGGTTCAATAGAAGACTGTGGAGGACATTGTTTAGGTCAAGAAAACTGGATAATGTTTGGAATAATGGTTGCCATTATGTTGGTTTCTGTTATAATGACTATATTAACTACTAACAAAGGACAATAACACTATGACAATCGTAAATCAAACTGCCGATACACTAGAACAAGGCGTAGCCAATATGATGGCAGGCGCTAAATTAGATTATGAAAAATGGTCAACAATGGGTGGCAAAGAATTAACTGGCTACTGTAAAGAACAAGTTGACAATTGGGATAATAAAACAAAAGTTTCACAAGGAAAGAAATACATCAAGATTGTACAAGATACTGGTGTTTTTGCTTTTGTTTGTAAAACAGATTTTAAGCATTTTAAAAAAGGTGATATATTGAAAGCCGCTGGTTACAATGCACCTGCTTTAAATCAACCAAGAGGTAATGTACTTACTGGTAATTATGCAATTCAATGGACTGGTCCATTATACTTAAAATAAGGAGACACTATGAAAACAAGAAAAAGAAAAGTATTTGAAAGAGTTGTAAATCCTCTTTTAATAAAACATTTAGTATCAACACCTGAATATAATGGTAGTTGTATTGCCTCTGGCATACCTATCAAATATTTAAATTACTTTAAAGAAGTATCTGCTCAAAAAAATGCAAAAAAGATAAGATACAGATATAGAGGAAAGTCTGGTTTTAAAACACAATATAAAACTGGATTACAAATGCATTATATAAGACCTCAATCATTCTGTCATATGAATGGTGCTGATACATTCGCAATTTATTATAGATAGACAATCTGCTCGTAGCTCAGTTGGATAGAGCAATTGCCTTCTAAGCAATAGGTCGCAGGTTCGAATCCTGCCGAGCAGGCCAATCTAACACTCTTTACAACAATCATCTGTACCACAATTCGTGTGTTCTATATTCCACTTTTCTTCATCACGCCAAGATTCATCTAAATGCATTTCATCTAAACCTTGACCTAAAACGGTGGCAACTAAATGCACTCTTTCTATTTCACTACCATTAAAAAAATTATGATACTTTGTATTATCTGTTAGATATGCACTACCATTTGACGGCATATGAAACGCCTCATTTTCAATTACCATTTTACAACCTTTATTAGTTATAATAGGAATATGTAATCTCATTTCAGGATCCCTATGCCATGATAAACAAGACCTTGGTGGTTTCATTAAGAATCTAACTCTACCCACTTTCCACCTTTTTTGTATCATGTTATATACTTCTTCAACATATGTGTCTTTAAATTCTGGACAGATTTCTGTATATAGTTTTTCTTTTACTGGTTCTAATCGTTTCTCTTCATAGTTGGTTGTGTCAGGCATAGTCCAATATAAACCTCTAACATTACCACCTGTGATAGAGTTATCATCATCTGGTATTCTGTTAATACAAATGGCGTTAAAATCAATTAAGGTTTTATCATCTGATTTAAAACCCATTTTGCTTCTAAAATCAAAATAGCATTTACCAAGTCTGTCAATGTCTATATTTAAGGGGTGTTCTCTATAATGCATACTTCTATTTATTAGACTTGCCATATCATACTAAATAGTGTATATTAATATTATGATAAATTACATGCCAATAGATTTAGGTCACCGCCTAGATAAAACAGAAATACTAGATAACTTTAAACCAGACAAAGCTTGGAACTACTGGTCTTTTGAAAAACTAACAGAGTCAAAAGGTGGTAAATATGGTAAGAACGATATTACCAAAAATGCCAAAACCAAGTATCCTAAATTATGTGAATATATTTCACATTTACCTTTATCACATATTAGTAATGTAAAAATTAATATACAAAAAGAAAAGGCATTACCTCACATAGACTTTGTTTCAAAAGAAGAAGGACTAGAATTATATAAAAATAATATAGACAATGAACCATGTGGTTATCGTTTTGTAGTAAGAGGTAAAAATGATGTTCTTAAACTACACAATGACAATGTAGTAAGAACTTGTTTTTTACCTGCTGATACAGATTGTTATGTAATGAATCATACAGGTGGTATTCATTCAATAGATGATGATAAAGATAGAGTTGTTATTTACATATCAGGTTTTATAGATAAAGAAAAACACCTGAAGATAATAGAAAGAAGTATGAAGAAGTATAAAGAGTTTATATTGTGAAAAATTATATACAAGTATATGATAATGTTATTTCAAAGAAACATTGTGATAGCCTTATAGAAAAATTTGAAGTCAGTAAAGACCAACATGTAGCTACTGATTTAGAAAACCATAGACATTTTACAGAAATCAATATCAATCAACATGAAGATTGGAAGATGATGGTACAAGGTACTTACTTACATTTAAGACCTATGATACAAAGATATAAAGATGATTGTAAAATAAAAGAAAAGCAATGGCCTTCACAATATGGTTTTGAAGAGATAAGATTTAAAAGATATTTACCTAATGATAAAGATGAATTTCAAGAACATGTTGATGTAGGCGATTATGATAGTGCTCGTAGATTTCTAGTATTCTTTTTATATCTAAATGATAATAAAGGTGGCGAAACTTCTTTTAGTGAATACGACATAAAAGTAAAACCACAAACTGGTAGACTCTTAATGTTTCCACCTACATGGACATATCTACACACAGGACATAAACCGATAGAAACGCCGAAGTATATCATAGGGTCATATCTACACTACACTTAATATAGCATAAACGCATAGGTGCCTTCTCAAAGTAGCAAAGAGAATCCGAGAGTCCGGCGCTTAAATATTAGTGCATGTTTTTTAAAGGAGTTTACGAATGCTTAAAATTATTGAGACCGCTATTAATTATCTTTTTATTAGTCACGCTAATGACCCAATTAGACAATACTGCCAGACCGAATTTAAAAAAGACTGGAAAGAACAGTATTATAAACTTACAGGTAAAACAATTAACTAATACTACATTGTAGCACTAGATAGAAAAGAAAGAACAGTATTATACAATTCTTGACTTTCCGCTTAGTGTGAGAGTCCATTGTATTATTTATGGATTAGGTACTCTGGAGGTCCTCTGGAGAACGCACACCGATATATATAAAAGTAGAGAGCTTGACATTAACAACCAAATAGTATATACTATAATATATGAAAAAGAAGTATTTCCACGAAGTAATAGAAGAAGAGGAAAAGATATTGGCAATAGGTCTAAAACAAAGTAGATTACATAAGAA